TAGCCATCTCTTTTGGAATAGCTGTAATATTCCAATGTATAAATCTAAATGGTTCTATACCATGATCAACAGCATACTCATGTTCTAAATAACCTGGAAATATAATTAATGTTCCTGGTTTAGGTCTTATATGAAATTGTTCATGGCCATTCCATACACCTTTTAAATCTGGTTTCATTTTTAATTTTGTACATCTTGCACCAGTCTTTGGTTCATGAAATACAGGATAAGAAGTTTTATCACTACACTTTAAAAAATAAAAACCTGATACATGTTGATTCCAGTGTATATGTGCAGAGTGATGTCCACCACCTTTTTTAGCAAACTCTTGGACCCATAACTCACTAAACATAGTTTGATATTGTGACATATCATAACCTTGATGATCTAAATATTCCCAAGATTTTTGACCAATATAATTTCTAAAATCTAAGAAATCATTATCAGCTGTTAGTGGTGTTGAATGATATGATCTTCCAAAATCACCATATTCTTTTATATATTTTTTTTCTCTATTTCTAGCTTCTTTAACATATTTATTGCTAGCTTTATTTAACGATTTAACAAACTCTGGTTTTTCTTCACTCCAAATAGTTGTGCTAAAATAATTATTTATATACATTATCTAAACGGCCTCCCTATATTCCATACGACTAATGAGTATCGTGTACCTGATGTTACGGGTTTTACTCTATGCCAAACGAACGAGGGAAATATTATTATTGATCCTTTGGATAAAATTTCTTTACATTGTATTCTGTGTTTTGATTCATCTCTCATGTGTGGATCATAATTTCTAAAATCAAATTCTAATTCTCCACCTTTATATTCTGATCCATCTGTTAACTGGCAAGTCATAGATAATTTTCTAATACAACCATGATCAGGTGTACCTGGTTTATCATAAGGTTTATCCCAACTATCACAGTGCCAGTCATAATATTGATTTAATTTATATTTTGTAAACTGACAAGATTCTGATCTTTCCCATTGAAAATTCCAACCAGCTTTTGCATTTGCTTCGTGCACATATGGGTGTAGTTCTTTATATATCCAAGTATCATTTAACCAAACTAGATCAGAGTTTCTTTTTCTTTTTAAATCTAATACTTCTTGTTTATTTAATTTTTTATCACCATATCCACCTGTTCTAGCCATAACTTCTTTTTGTTGTAATGCATATTGTATTACATCATCACAGAATTTAGGTGTTAATGCAGATTTAAAATACCAATAGTAATTAGATATATTCATATGTTATCGTTTGAATAAAATTCAAACTATCCCTTTGTGTATTTGTTATATAATACATACATGTTGAGGGAAACATAATAAATTTATTATTTTCTAATTCAATATCCCAGCTTCTACCCTTACGTCTGTTATCTTCATAATGTATTCTAACATTACAACTATTAACTTTAACTCCGTAAAGAAAAGTAAAGTCTGGTGAGTTTCTAAGATCTACTGGATCAATATTTAGTAATGGAATACTTATTTCATTTGGTTTATAAATATTACCCCAAGTAGATTTATTTATTAAATTTCGTCCATAGTTAAGATTAAAATGATCTCTCATATAAGTATTAAGCATATCCCAGTTTCTTGAAAATGGAAAAGGTGAATCTGTAATATCAGATTGTAAAATGTCCGTGCTTAATTTATCTCGATCTATTTCAAAATTTTTTGGCATAGCAATGTCACCATGATACAATGCTATTTCCGACAATGTATTTTTATTCATATACCTATCTATTATACACTCCTATTATAAAAAGTCAATGTTTTTGAGAGGTATATTTTATTATGCGTTTAAATCTGCTAAATCCCAAGATTGATTATCTTCATTCCAAGAATAATTCCATCTATGAGTGCCAGCTTCATTTTGTGTTTCTTGCTCTGCAGTTAATGCTGGTGCATCACCTATTGGTGATTTCCAACTTGCAGTTGAAGTATCTTTTACCCAGGATGCATACGGTTTTTTAGGCCAAAAGATATTATTATCTTCATCCCAAGAATACCCTATACCAGCGTAATTTCCTCTAAATGCTTTAGAGTCATCACCTGAATTATGTTTATTTCCTGATGTATTGTAAGAAGTCTGGATCCACATTTGTGCAGGCCAATTATTATGCCTTTCCAAATACTGTTGACCAACAGCTTCATCTTCAATACCATCAGCATTAAGCATGTCTTTGTTATCAAGCGTTAGCACTTGAATAACTTTACCGTTAGCTCCTAGTTTTGCAAAATGTGCCATGTTTGTTTTCTCCTATTTATTTATTATTGAAATTTATATCTTATTATTACTATTCCTGAACCACCATTACCTGCACAAGTACCACCAGATACTCCACCAGCACCACCACCACCTCTGTTTGTTATACCATTTCTTGTTGGTTGTGAAGCATTATCTCCTGCGTTTGCTAATCCACCTGTGCCACACGGACTCGCTGCACCGTTACAAGTGCTGTTTGGTGGTCTTCCACCTCCACCTCCGCCACCAGCATAAGCAACTGATGATGCTGTAATACTTGATGTTGTTCCTGCACCACCTCTACCTGACGCTGTTCCTGGAGCATTGCCATTTACACCTGCTTCAGTAGCTCCACCACCGCCACCAGTTACATCTCCTTGTGCACCTGGACCACCACCTCCTGTGCCTCCTGGATTTCCTTGTGATGGACTTACTGGAGGAGTATTTCCTGCAGCTCCTGGTAAAACTGTTGGATTACCTGAAGATCCTCCACCACCGCCTGAACCTCCTGCTTCTCCTGTAGCATTATTTCTACCTCTTCCACCACCAGCAGAAGTAATTGATGAGCCTGAATAACTTAAAATTGAATTTGATCCTGGACCACCACCACAACAACCTGAGCTATGCGAACCACCAGCACCTACTGTGACTGGAAATGCACCCACCCCATATTGTATCGTAGTGCTAGAGGCAAGAGGACTACCAGTGTAAGGACCAGTGACAGGATCTGATTTTGCTTCTCTAAAACCACCTGCACCTGAACCTGAACTGTGTGTATCAGGAGATGCACCTCCACCTGCAACTACTACATAACCAGCAAGAGCTTGTGGACCACCACCCGATGAAACACAAAATGTTCCAGGGCCTGTAAATGTGTGAACTTTATAATTTGTACATACTGTTGTAATTGTTCCGCCAGTTGCTACTATAAATCCAGCTGAAAAACCTGCATCTTTATTTGCATCATTAATAACTAACCAGCCTTTGGTATCATCTGCATAAACTAGAGTAAATGATTCTCCATTTATAGAACTTATAAAATCATTTGTGCTGTTTTCAATTTTTTGTGAACCATTTGCTGCAATAGTTAAAGCATTGGTGTTAAAATTACTTGCATAATCTCTAAAAGCAACTATTGATCCAGCAGTCCCTGCTGGTAAAGTTACAGTAATAGCATTAGATGAAGTATCTACAAAATAACCCTCACCATTTACCGCTGTAAAAGCAGCTGCTGTTTTAATTGATGTTTGCCAATCTACTGTTCCAGTTCTACCAAAACCTGTCTGTGTCCCATTATTTGTTATTGTTACACCAGCTGGAATAGTAAACGTATCTCCACTATCTCCAAGTGTAGTTGTTCCGCATGCTGTTTTTGGACTAATTTTATTTACTTTTAATTCACTCATAATTTACCTATTGAAATTTGTATCTTATTATTACTACACCTGAACCACCAGAACCTCCTGCTCCACAGGCATTACCAGCTCCAGCACCTCCACCTCTATTGGCTGTACCTGATCCACCTACTCCAGGACTTGCACCTCCTATTCTTCCAACTCCACCTGTGCCGCAAGGACTTGCTGCACCTCCAGAACCACCAGGACCTTGATTACCTCCACCGCCACCACCTGCATAAGAAAGAGCAGAACCTGTTATAGATGTAGGAACACCTACACCTCCAGCACCAGCTACCTTTGGATTTTGACCTTGACCACCTGCACCTCCAGCACCACCTCCGCCTCCACCTGCTCTTTGACCTGGAACTAAAGCTGGAGTAGCATTGCCACCATCATTTCCTTGTGGTGGACTTACTGGTGGAGTGTTTCCACTACCTGCTGCCGCTGGTGGATTATTTGCTGATCCACCACCTCCAGAACCACCTGGATTTCCTGCTGTTGGATTACCACCTGGATTTCCTGAACCTCCTCCTGCAGATGTAACTGTACTAAATATTGAATTACTTCCTCCAGCTTGATTTGTTGGAGTTCCTCCAGAAGTTTCTAATCCTGCTCCTCCAGCACCAATTGTAATTGGAAAAGCAACAACTGTTGCTGTAATAGATGTTCCACCTGGATTACCATCTAAAGGACTAGCTGTATATGGTGTTACTGGACTTTTAAATTCTCTGAAGCCTCCAGCACCACCACCACTTTGTGAAGATCCACTTCCTCCATCAGCACCACCACCTCCAGCTACTACTAAATAACTTAAAACATTATTAGGTGCACTAGGTGATATTTGATTAACTGTGAAAGTGCCTGGTCCTGTAAAAGTATGAATTTTGCAATTACCAGATTCTGTTTCTGTACCTCCTGTTGCCACAATAAAATTAGAACCAATATTAGTAAATTCATTATCTTGTACTGTTTTCCAACCCACTGTTGAATCAACATAAACAAAGGTTATACCTTGACCTTCTGTATTTACTATTAAATTACCATCAGTAGTACCACCATTAATTTTTTGTCCACTTGCAGGAGTAATTGTGAAAGCATTTGAATCAAAAGTTCTATTATAATCTTGTATTGAAACTATTGAACCTGCTGAACCAGATGGCATCGTCATTGTTATAGTGCCTGACGTAGTATTTACAAAATAACCTTCACCACTAACTGCAGTAAAGTCACCTGTTTTAGGAGTTGTCTGCCAATTAACAGTTCCTGTTCTACCAAATCCTGTTTGCGATGCACCTGATGCAAGAGTAACTGTATCGCCACTTGCACCTATAGTTATTGTGTTGCCAGACTCTTTTATAATGTCTGCTCCACATGTATTTTGTATTGTGTTTACTTTAATTGTGCTTGTCATATGTTACCTATTGAAATTTATATCTTATTACTACTATTCCTGAACCACCATTACCACCTTTTGCATAATAACTACCTGAATCGGGTGACATACTTGAACC